AACTTTCAATTAATTCTTCAAAATCATGCGACCTGCCAAAAACATAAATTTCATCAGCAGCTTTTTTATTATAATACTTATCTTCATTTTGCTTGTAGATGACTCTAAAAACTCTACGGTAATGTGAGATCATTAAAGGAACTAAATCTTCATTTAGTGATTGTATAGCAACGTCTGTCTCATATATTCCATACTCTTTATACAAATGCAATTGCACTTTTATAAACTTTCTAAAAAGTGTGTTAAGTCTTTTATAAAATCTTTTTTCTAGATTGTTTCTTATTACAAGTTGTTTTCTTGCTTCTGCTCTTGCATTTATACGTCCTTGCCTAAATGTGTTAAATCTTTTTTGATTTAGTTTCATTTGCTAGATAATGGATGTCCTTTAGGAAATAAATCAGTATCATGTTTACCGCCTTTAAATCTACCTGACGATAATGCTCTTAAAAAACTGTTAACTCTTGCATAAGCCCATTGGTCAGGTGAACTTACGCTTGGTCGCACAGAACTTGGATTCGTTCTATAAGCACCAACACCTCTACGGAATACAGCTTCTAACATACGCAAATTTGCTCTTTTTGTTTTACTGTTACCATGTTTTTCATTATGGTCATCTACTTTTTTTTGTAATGCTGTTTTCACTTTACCTGATAAAGCCTTTTCATCTTCTTTAGCTTCTATGTGATTTTGTAAAGCAAACTCTTTATCTTCTTCTGTTATGATTTGTTGTCTTTTTTTTCTAGACCATGCAAACCCAGCATCACCACCCCATAAAGCCCATGCAATTCTACCTGCACTTGGATAACCTTCTTGCCCAACTTTAAACCCTTGCCCTTGTTTATCAACTTCGTGTCTGCTAAAAAAGCTGTACATTCTTTTTATGGTGGATATAGATAAGTTTTCTTTTGCTACTATAGAATTTGCTCTTGCTACACCAACAGCAGTACCACCTCTATTGTGTTCTTTACGCCAAGCTAAACCACGTTTTGCTTCTGAAACCATGCTATCTGTTGGTACAGTGTTTATGTCAGATAATGCTTTTTCTTCTTGCAGCAAGAACTCTATTTCTTTATCAACCTCTTCTTCATCATAATCTTCTAAATCTTCTTCATTAACTGGGTTTTCAGGTTTGACTACACCATCTTCACCAAGCGGAAATAATGTAGCTGATATATATAAATCATCTGCACCCTTTACTGGTTCTAAACCTATAACCTCTCTTGCTTCATTACGAGTCATAATGCCTTCTCGTACTGCACTGGTTACATTTTCATATATCTTTCTTCTTCTTTCAGATAATGCTGGTATAGAATCAATATCAAATTCTAATGTTAATCTATCATCAAACATAGGTACTAACCATTCGTTGAGATCAGATGCTATTTTTCTAAGATGTGGAATAATAGTTTCTTCATATAAAGCAAGTCTTGCTTCAGCTACATTAGAATAAGTTTGGCTATCAGGCAAACCCACAAGCTGTGAGGGCACACCAAAACATAAAGCAATATCTGTGGCTGCCATATTTTTTAAGTTAAGAAAATCCATGTCCTTTGGTGATAATCCCATCTCTTTCCAGTCAAAGTCACCTTCAAGCAACATAGGTCTTCCTGCATTACCTGCACCACTAAATCTATTGTTAAGGTCTGTAAGTAATTGTTGTCTTTGTGATTCAGATAAGTTTACTGCAAACCCTGCATCATCTTGTGGTTTAAATATAACAGCACCACTTGGTCTTGCACCATTTTGTAATAGATTGACGTTATGTTTACTAGACATATTAAACTGGTCAACCTCAACAGCAGCAGCACTCATTGGACTTAATCCATAGTAATCATCTAATGGATTCCATAGTTTTACATGTTTTACTTCACTAAAACCATTTTCTTGGTCAACTTGATATGTTTGTTGTATCCTGCCATTAATAACATATTCATACTTTTCAGGTATAGCATTACCGCTACCTTTGATGTTTATTCTGTCAGGTCTTAGTTGATGTAGTTCTTTTGGAGAACCCTGTTCACTACCTACTTTAAGTATATAAGCGTTACCACTAAGAAGCACATAACCAAATAAGCTGTTAAAAAACTCTGAGTAGGATTGTAGAGGATTGGGTCTGTTAAGTAGGTCAATGATAGGGTGTTGCTCAACAATTTGATCTCCTGTTTTAATAATAAAAGGTACAGCACTTGCACCTTTAGATATTTCATTTACACATCTATATACAATAGCATTTTTTAAATAACCTTCTTTTGCAAGTTCTTGATATTTATATGTTTTAGCTTCTTCAGTACCAACACCAAAGTAACCCATCATATTACTGTTTTTTTGTTCTTGTACAGGTTGCCTGTTTAGAAGTCTTTGTAAAAAAGTTTGATTTGCCATTAGCTTATTCTCCAGTTTACTTGTCCTTTTGATTTGCTAAGTTCAGTTAATCCCCAAACTAAAGCATCTAATCTATCAGGACTTGGTTTTGGTCTTTCTCCAGTGTAAGTTGTCATCTGTGACTCTAACTCTGCAAAATAACCAATATGATGAACTCGCCTTTGCTCATACAACGCTGCTATAGGTTCGGCTCTAACCATTTTACCTCTAGTAGCTGTAACTGACTTATAAGGAACATTTTCATCAATTGTCCTTAATAGTCTTTCCACCAAATCACCACCATTATTAGTTTCAGCAATTATTCTATCAGCATCCCATTCATAAAATGCTTTAATTGCTATCTTACCCCATTTATCAGCAGAATACTTCCCTGATATATCTTCTAATACATAATACTCGTTATTTGAATCTTTACCAACAACAACTATGCCTGTTTCATCACTATCATCATTGTGTGTAACTGCTGGGTCTATTGCTACTATTATTTGTGTTAGCTCTTTAACAGTGTTTGCTGCAAGTCTAGATTCTTCAATCATTTTGTTATTCCATAATGCACCTTCAAGCATATCAATGACTTCTGCATAAAGTTCCTGTCTACCAAGAGTAGTACCTTCATATTTTTCTTTTAACATCTGTAATGCAGATTTAGCTAGATTGGCTTCATTCTCAAATGTACTACCTGTGGTCACGTAGCAGTCATCTCGTTCAACTAATTGTTTTATTATTTGTGTTGGTTTAGGTGTAGTCGTAATAATGCACTGTGGGTTGTCTCCTAGCCTTAGACCAAACATTAATTGGTCAAAGGTTTCAGGATATCGCCATGCTGCTAATTCATCACACCATGCTCTATGAAACTGCGGACCCCTCAACCTGTCAGGTTCTATAGCAGCAAATCCCATTATCTTGCTGCCATTAGCTAATCTAATCTCAGCAGAATTTTCACTGTAATGTTTTCTACCTCTACTAACTTGATAACATTCTTCAGGAATTATAGATATCAAACCACTGGGACCACCAAAACAAACTCTACGGAGATCACCAAATGTAGGTGCAACTACAGCACAGATTGTATCGCGATTAGTTAAAGCATAATGTGCAATATCTTGAGCACCTGTTCTAGTTTTCCCCCAACCACGACCAGCAAGTATTAGCCATATATGAAATGGTACTTTAGGTGTCCTTTGTTTTGTTCTAGCTGTGCCTAACCATTCAGTGTATAGCTGAAGTGTTTTCTTCTCCGATATCTTCGGAGAGTCTATCCAATCGTTCCAAAGCTCGTCTGAAACTTTCGCTGTCTTTGACATTAGTATTTATATCCATGTTATCAGTAGCTTCACCAAGTGCTAACTTTGCAACTCTTTGTGCGTTTGTTGCAGCAGTTGACAGTGCTACTAGGTTCTGTGGTTTTACATCTGCATCAGGTGCAGCGTTTTTACTTATTACTTTTCCTACTTGTCCCATTATACCTTTCGCTATAGCAAGACATGTTTTATCAAAACTAACACTTTCTTGTATCAGTTCTTTTTTTCTTCTAGCATCTAATTCTATTAAATAACTATCTTGAAATCTTTTTTGTTTTATGACCCAGTCATCTTTCTTGGCATGTTTATATAATGTTGGTTTGGCAACATTGTAATCAGCTGCTAACTGGTCAATGGTAAATAACTTGCGACCACCTGTATTTGCTTCTATACCTTGCACAAACTTATTTCTTATTTCTTCTAATAAGGTTGGTGTTAACTTTTTGAAATCTGATTTTTTAACCATTTTTTATCTCTAATTATCGTTATTCTGTCTGTTTTAACCCTAAAAGTAAAGAAAACAGCACAAAAAGGGCATTATTTTGTATATTAATGTTTACAAATGTAAACAAATTAGCGATAATAGTTGTGTTAAGTAAATAATTATAAGGAGAAAAAATTGAATAACTTAAACAACAACTACCCAACACTAACAAATAGAACTTATGGTCTTGAGTTAGAATTTGTTGGAGTATCACCTAGAACTGTAGCAGAGACTATCAACAACCTTGATGGTATTGAGTGTTACTTTGAAGGATATCATCATACTACTAGACCATACTGGAAGATTGTTACTGACGCTTCTTTAGATGGAACTGGTGGTGAGATTGTAAGTCCAATCCTAAAAGGTGTTGAGGGTGCTAAGCAGCTAGAGAAAATATTAGATGCCTTAGATAACTTAGATGGTATTACTGTTAATGTGCAGTGTGGATTGCATGTTCACCTTGACGTTAATGATCTCACAGTTGCACAGATACAAACTGTGTATGAGAGATACGCTGACTATGAAAGCCAAATAGATATGATTATGCCTAGAAGCAGAAGAGGTAATAATTCTAGATGGTGTTCTAGTGTTACTAATACAGCTAACAGAATCAAAAATGTTAGAGGTGGTAGCAAACACAGATTAGCTAATGCAGCAGGTAGATACTATAAAGTTAATTTACAAAGTCTTACTAGATACGGAACTATGGAGTTTAGACAACATAGTGGTACTCTGAACTTTGATAAGATTATCAACTGGGTTAGCTTTTTAATGGCTTTTGTTGAAAAAAGTACAGCATTATCATCAGTTACTAAATCACCTAAAACAAACAGAGTTTACTCTACTGTTAGAAATGCAGTTGAAAATGCAGGATTTAACATGGAGTGGAGCAGAGGTGATAGCCAATGGAACGTAACTAATGCTGATGGTTCATATCATACATACATGAGTAATTATCAGTTAAATAATTTATATAGTGGTAGTAGAGAGTCTAGTATTGATAAATGTTTGTTAGTTGATATGTTGAGAGATAAAGAAATCTTGTCTGACTATGAGCATGGTAATTTTAACAAGCCTGTTGTAGAACATAATAGTGAAACAGACAATGGTTGGTTAGATGGTTGTGATAGTAAAGTCCAATCTTTTTACCATGAAAGAGAATTAGAATTAAATTAATACAAGGAGATAATATGAAAAAGAATATTCTAAAATTTAAAAAGAAACCTACTAAGACCATGCAGTATCTGTATGGTGCTTATGGTAGCAATATGAACTTAATGCAAATGTCCTACAGATGCCCAAATGCAAAACCTATAGGAAGTGTTTTTGTAAATGGCTTTACCTTGAAGTTTAGAGGTGTGGCAGATATTGAGCATAGTAAAGATGCAACAGTACCATTAGCTTTATGGAAGATTACTGATGCTTGTGAGCAAAGGCTGGATGTATATGAAGGCTATCCTAATCTTTATCGCAAACAAGTAATTACAATTCCCAGCCTAAAAGAAAAGTTTGGTACTGATAAGGTCATGGTTTACATTATGAATAGTAAAGATGTTTACCCACCATCTAGCCGATACTTGGAAGGTATTGCACAGGGTTACAATGACTTTGGGATTGATACTGATACTTTGATGTATGCAGTAAAAGATTCGTATAGCCAAACCAACGTATAAACGATATAGCCTTTCATGATCTCCAATTGTGAAAGGCTTTTCGCTGTGTAAAGAATAGTAATTTACCCTATACCAAAGGTATTACCCACCCTTAGATAATGCCTTCAGCGGCTTGTCCGTGCTTTGTTTTTTGGTTTTTTTGCCCTTTTTTGCTTGTTTAATAACAATTGGTATCCATTTGGATGCGTAAGCGTACCCACTGAACATTCTTAATCAGAAACTATTTGATTACACATAAACAATAATTTTTCAGCTGGATTTTCTCCTAAAGCGGTTTTAACAGTATCAGCTTCTTCTCCACTAAAGACTAAATTTAATCTATAAAAATTTGCTTCTTTGACAGCCATTTTTCTTTCTTCTTCTGTTTTAGCTTGTGCAACAATTTGTTCAACTTGTCTTTGTTTGTTTAATGCCTCAACAGTTAATGACTTAACCATGACACCATCATTTGTTTTATGCTCTACACCTGCTACTCCATCTTCCGCACTATCATTATCAGAAGGTATCCAAGCACCACTCCAGTCTTCTGCTGCCATTGCTTCAGGAGCAGGTATGTCTTCTAACATTCTTTGTAACTCTAAATCGTCCATCATTAAAGAGTCCTGAGCCCAGTCCAATGCACCTAAAGATTCTAGATCTCTAAGAACATTTGCTGTAAGTTCTATATCCTCTGAACCTCTTGCCCTGTTGTGTCGCAAAGTAGCAATCCTTGCTTGTTCCATAGTCATAGGTGTAACTACAATAGGAATTTCTGCATATCCAAGTTCTTTAGAACAACGCCATCTATGTTCTCCATCTACAATTCTGAACATACCTTTTTGTTCTTCATGCTCTACACATACGATTGGTTGCGTAAATCCGTCTTCAGTCATAGACCTTTTAAGCAATTCAAACTCATCTTCTGATTGTCTGTTTGGATTATATGTGTTGGGTACTATTTTATCATGTGTGATGTATTGAACATCTAATGCTTTTAGAACTGCGTTCTTTTTTTCTACTTGTGCCTTACCTTTAAATTTTGCCATCTGACTTTATCTCCGCTTTGTTTATGACTGGTTCCATGTACCAGTATTTATATTTACCTAAATACAAATAAACACAAGGATAGGTTTTTCCATTATGATTAGTGTATTCTTCTTCTACGCCATGTAATTCTATCATGCGTTTTAAAATTTCGTAAAGATATGGTTGTTCTTTATATCTTATGTACCAGTGTGGTGCATATTTAGCATATGTTTTTGC